GGCTAAAATCAATACTTAGTGGTAAATAAGGCTAATATGTGGCGTATTTCGCCAATAGGAGGAAAAATGACAAATGTCTATGATTTGTTTGAATCAGATGACCCAGAAGAGATCACCGCTCAAATAATGGACAGCGTGGAGGAGCTGCTCTATACAGACAGGCACGGTAGCGACAACATCATGCAGCTCATGGAGGATCTGGAGGAGAGGATTAGATTTCTGGCTGGGGCGAATTAGAACTCTGCTCTTGCTCGACATCCCTTAACGCAGAAGCGTAACGCATAGCACCTAATCCAGCGACTATCGGGATCATATATGTTTTGGCAACGTCATAAGGGTCAAAGATTGCGGCCACTTTGCCTAATTTAGGATCATCCACAAAATAGCCAGTATAGTTCTTGTCTGCAATGTTTCTCTCGGTAGCAGTTGCGTCGCCCTTCACAACAAGATTATCTACGTCTTTTTTAACGTCATAGATTAATTCTGGCTCAATTAAAACCTCGTTTTGTAAACGTCCTATTCCGAGTTCTGGCTGATAGGCACGTTCCGATGCAGGTATACCATAATACGATCTATTGATGAACTCTGGGTTTGATGACCTGTTTCGTTCGGAAACGCTTCGCCCTGACAATCCTTTGCCATACATACTGGGATCGACTCGCTCAAGCGGCTGGTTAGACCAGTGGATGATTCGCAGTTTGCCATCATCCGTGATTGCTCCTTCAAGCCCCGTCTCACCTCTTCGCAAAGCATCAAAAAATCTTTCTCGTTTATCGTCATTGATAATCAACCCTGCTTCTGTCGCCCATCTCGGCAATAGCCCTGTTTTCTGATCTGCAAATATAGTGCTGCCAATTCCAGCAGTCCTATTCGTTTCTCCGTATGGGCCGTAGTTTAGCCAAGAGTTCTGGCCTCTTGTCTCTGAGCTAAGCGCTCTCCGAGCTTCTGGGCTATACATCCCAGCATGGGACTGATAGGCATTTTCTTCGCCTTTGGCGCGGAATCCTACCCCAGACTTGGCGTGTCCGAAATAATCATGAACTGCTCTAAACATATCATTGGCAAGAACAGGACGACCATCTATTGTGTAACCCGTTTCGGCCAACAGGGGATTATCTCTTGGGTCAAATGCTTTGTCACTACCAAATCCTGCTCGTGTGGGAAAAATACCGAGCCTTCTGTTTTCCGCTACATCAATTAATGCCTGATAAGGGCTGGAAGCGTAAGGATCAACATCGCCTATAAAATATGGCTTAATTCCTTCGCGTAGCATCTGATCATATTGGCCCTTAGTTTCCTCGATCATTTTCTGATAAGCCCTCTGAACCACTGGATCAGATGGGTTGTGTTCCATCAACGCATATTCTCTAGCGATAGACTCTGCTCGGGGAATATCCACGTCCACATACCGTGTCACAGGCTGATATGGGACTCCAGATGATTCGGAGTATCTTCCTGCTGCGTCCAATATCTCTTGATTTGGTCCGAATCTGTAACTACCAACATTCGGGATGTTTGCAATAGTCGGAGCGTTAGGCAGAGGCTCATTGCCTATTGCCCTCGGCATTCTAGCTTCTTGACTTCTGTCTAATCCGCGCAATGCCGAGCTAACAGTCTTGGCCCCTTTCTTAGCCACATCCCCAATTACAGGCACAACTCCAAGTGCGCTGATGCCAGCGTCAATGAGATCGCCTCGTCCTAGCGCCTGTCCGGCCTCCTGTACGTCCATAGCAATCCCAGCAGGGGTAAAGTCTAGGCCGATATTCTCCATGCCCTGAGCGCCTTTAATGAGGCCCTGACGGTATCCACCACCGATACCAGAGGCATCAATTACATCACGCATCAGATTCCCAAGCGCCGAGCGGATGGTCGGCTTGACCGGAGTCATAGTCTGTGGGATAGGCTGCACCTGACGGCTTTGAATCCGACGGAGCAACTCTTGGCGGGCTAATTCTTCAACGGTTGGCAATGGTCATCAACTCCGCATCTGACATGAATGGGATGCGGGACTTCATCATCTGCTCTTCCATCATGTCTGACATCTTCTGCTGATTGCTGAGATTCTGGCCCATCGTCTTGGCCGCTGTGTTGTCAATCGTGGCTCCTGCCTGCTGAGCCTTGATCTGGGCCTCCATGCGCTTGGTCTGCGCGTTGAAGGCGTCGATCTGATTGTCTGCCTGATCACCGATGGTCTGAGTCTGGAGCTTCTGAGCTTCCAGTTGCAGCTTCATCTGCTCGTTCTGTAGCTTCTGGACCTCAATCTGCGCCCTGAGCATTTCGGCCTGAGCCTTCTGTTGCTCTGCCTGAGCGAGGACCATAGCAGGATCCGGCTGCTGCTGTCCCTGAAGCATCTTCTGCTGCGCCTGCATCTTCTCCTCATCAGTCATCTGAGTGATCGGGATTAGACCGGCATCAATCATCTGGGCGCGTTTGCGCTCGGCTATCTGAGCCGCCGCGGGAGTGTTGATGTTCTGGAGTAACAGGTCGCCGGCAATCTGCATCAGGCTGGGATCTACTTGCGCCAATTGAGTGATCGCTTCCAGCGTTTCCTGCTGTCGGTTGTGGAAGCTAGGACCAGCCCTACAAACTACATCGTAGACGCCAACAGATAGGTCGTTGACTACCACGATCTCGCCAGTAGCGTTATCAATCACTTTCTGGTTGATGTCGGCCATGTCGTAGGAATCATCTTCTCGGAGAACCCTGATCGTCCTAGCGGTGTCATAGACTTTAGGGATGGCGTCCTTGATCAGATTCCCTGTGGCCGTGATAGCGATCTCCATCGCCCGAGTGTACTGGTAGGTAGCGTTGTCGCCCTTGTTCTGAAGCTGACGGATAGCCACACCTGACTGGGCATTGGGATTGTCGCCCATGTTGGCGGCAAACATCCCAGACGTGGCATTCATCATGCCCTGCATCGCCTGAACCACGGTACGCAGTCCCGCGTTAATCTGAGCGCCACCATTCTGCTGGGGAACCTGCGGGAATTCTGGGTCAAAGTTAAAGAACTGGACAGGATCGCTGTTGGTGTTCAACGTAGCCAACTGTCTCTCATGCCCAGCGGCCTGCGTCAGGGTCATCCAGTATTTGGCCCGAGGAGCCAGAGCGCCTTCCTCGATCTCACGAGACATGGCGTAATTCAAGACACGTTGCGGATCCAGCAACTTCTCGACGACACCCCAGTAGATGGTCTTGTTCTCAAAGATCTTGTAGTTCCCGTAAACAGGGACGACAGGGATTCGGTTGAAAACGGTGTCGTTTTCGTCTTCAAGCCAGTCTCGGCCATCGAAGTAGCGAGAGCAGACCTTGTGCATCTTGCGAGTGCGGCGACGGACCTCGGTGACCCCAAGAGCCGCAAGGTCGTCTCGGATCTTCTCAAAGTCATCATTGACCTCATGGGTCTGGCCGTTTGACATCATGACCAGCTCTCGATCCTCAGACTCAACATAAAGGAACTCTCCCACAACAATGACCTCGGCCTTGTCGTAGTAGGCATCGCCCTCACGGTCATCAGATACGGATTCCTGCGAGCCTTCAGGCCAGCGGGCCTCATACTCATCAACCCCCATCGGATGTAACACGAACGCATAGCGAGAGTCAGACTTGTCCTGCTTCTCCGCTGCTGGGTCAAACCAGACCCGATCCAGTGGATTAGCGATCTTCTCGATCAGGATGTCTTGATCAAAAGAGTTGTCATCGGCGTATTTGGAGCAAACACGCCAAGCGTCAAATCCACCAGTGACCATGCCGCGGCAGGCTTGGGCGTAGATTTGTTTTGCGTTAGAAAGATTCTCGATGTTCCTGATCAGCCCGTCGTAAGTCATGGCTATGTCTTTTGTTGCGTTGCCACCAGCCGGAGAGACTCGGATATCAAAGTCAGCCTGCTCGATCTCAGAGGTTACCTGAGAGACGATAGGGTTTACTTGATCAAAGGTATATCTGGGCTTATTTTGATTGGAATTCCACCAGTACGGCTCCCACTGACCGTCACGCTTGTCGAGGAACAGATGGGCCTCACGGGCCTGCTCACGGTTGTCATGATCGGCCTGCTGACAAGAGCTGAGCAGATTGAGAATGCTTTGATGATCGTCGTACTTTGCTTTGTAAGAGAGATCGTCCTCGCGGTACTCGGCTGACTCTTCCTTCTCTTCGCGCCCGTTGTCGTATTCGGCCATATCAGTTCCAGCCTGCAAAATTGATTGATAGGGCGGTCTTTTGGACCACCTTCGGTGAGAACATAGACATCATGAGCGCGTCACCCATATTGGGAGACGGCAACTCATACGGCTTCTTTGCCATATCTATCTTCGACATGATTTGGATTTTACCATTATTTGAGCGTTTTTGCGGAATTCTGCAAACTTCGCTGCGAAGCTGGTCAAGAACGCTAATCTCTGATGAGAGAGAGATCAGCTCGTCTGGATGGAGATATTCGCCCTTTACCACCGCCCTGTAGGTCGCCTCAAACCGATCCCTGAGCTTCCACCAGTATTGCGCTCGCTTGTTGAAGAACGTGTCCCTGTTGGTCTTTGAGTCGGAACCGCTGTACGGTACAGCCGCGTCATCAGGTGTCTCGGATCCTCGGAACTGGTGCTTC